GAAAAATCCCGTAGTGCTTATGGCTCACGATTATAAAGGATTGCCTATTGCTAAGGCGAAGGATTTGACAAAAACTGATTCAGGAATTGAAGCTAAAGTGGTATTCCCAGAAGAAGGTATTTATCCTCTGGCTGATACGGTTTATAATATGTATAGACATAAATTTATGCGAGCTTGGAGTATTGGATTTATACCGATTAAGTCAGAAGATATTGCCGATGATGAGGATGAAGACGGAAAACTTGCAGAACAAAGTATAAGACGAGGTAAAAGAATTAAGTCTTGGGAATTGTTGGAATTTTCAGCTTGTGCTGTGCCTTCTAATCCTAATGCTTTAACTAATGCAATGAGAAAAGGCATTGATATTGAACCACTAAAAGAAGAGGGATTTATTGAAATAGAAGACGAAAAAGAAAAAGATTTGTTGAATAATGATAATGAGAAAATAGAAGAGACTGAGAATTATATCCGTATCCCTGTCAAAGGTGAAGAAGGAAAACATAAAGGTCATAAAATAAGATGGATAACTGTATCAGCTAAAGAAGGAATTAAAGGTATATATTGCATTGATTGTAAGAAGATAATTACTTTTGTCTTTGATAAGAAAAAAGGATGGACACTCGAAAAAGCCAAAAAGTGGATGGAAGAGCACGGGAAGACTATTGTAGATATTGAAACAAAAGAATTGGAAATAGAGATAGAGGAAAAAAGAGTTATACCTTTTCGTGAGACTCCCAAAGCTCCTGAAGATGAGGAATGGGATGCAGCAAAAGAAGTAAGGCAAGCGGAAGTTGAAGACCTGAAGGTTATATGTGCTTGGTTTGATTCTGAAAATCCTGATATTAAGGCTTCCTATAAGTTGCCACACCACCGAGCTAAAGGTCATGCTGTAGTTTGGAGAGGAGTAGCAGCTGCTATGGCTGCATTACTCGGGGCTCGTGGAGGAGTAGCTATACCTGAAAAAGATAAAAAGGGAGTTTATAACCACTTAGTAAAACATTATAAACAATTCGATAAAGAACCTCCTGAATTAAGAGATTATGAAGAGGACGAATTAAAAGAATTATTCCCTGAAGATGAAAATGTAAGAAAATCTTACAATGCAGAGGAAATATACGAGATTGTAAAGGAAAACAAAGAATTAAAAGAAAGGCTTATTAAGCTCAATGAATTAAACAATGAACTTGAATTAAAAGCTGGAGCAGTTTTGAATGCTAAAAATAAACAGAATTTGAAACAAGCTCAGCAGTTAATTCAAGAGGTATTAGATTCTGCCGAATCTACCCGGGAAGATAGTCAGGAAAATGATAAAGACAATGAAAAGGAAATTGAAATAATAGAAGAAGGAGACAATGTAGGGAATACTGATGTAAAAGGTGAAGTAACAGATGAAGAAGATATAGAAGTAGACGACAAAGTAATTGCAGAAGTAATAAACGAAGAGATGAACTATCTATTAGGTAAAGTAAAACAATCTAATACCAAAAATAATAAAAAACAAGAAAGGATGTGATAAATTATGAAGATAACTAAGGAAGAATTAGGAAAGCTGGTTAAAGAAGAATTCGATAAGGCTATACAACCCTATCTAAAGGTAGAAAGACCCGAAAATGAAAATAACGATGAAGACAAGAAAAATAAAATATTTTCTACTTTTGGTGAGTTCATTAAATCAGTTGTTACCAAAGATGCTAAATTAGCAGAATATGAAGAAAAAGTTTTGTCTATGGGAAGCGATACTGAAGGGGGATATTTGGTTCCTGAAGAATTTAAAACTGATTTGCTGAAGGTTGCTTCCGAAGATGGGATAATAAGACCTGGAGCTACTGTCTTACCAGCAAGTAGGGAACACCCTGATACTGCTATTAATATTCCAGTATTAAATCAGGCTGGAGCTTCCCAAAAAGATTTTTTCTCTGGGGTGTGGTTTACTTGGTGTGAGGAAGGTGAACAGAAGACTAACAAGGAAATTACCATTGATAGTGTGAAGTTAGAACCACACGAATATAATGCTTATGCAGTGTTAACTGATAAATTAATTCGGAATGCTTCTTCTATGGAAGCATATGTGAAACAAGTATACAGTAGAGCCCAAGTTGCTTTTGAAGATTATTATTTCTTAAGAGGAACTGGGGTAGGACAGCCATTAGGGATAATTAATTCTCCTGCTTATATTACAGTTACCAGAGATACTGCTTCAACTGTAAAATGGGCTGATATTCAAGGAATGTTAACACACATATTACCAGGTTGTAAACCTATCTGGATTATTTCTCGTAGTCTATTAGGAGCAATTATGGGAATGGCTGATGCTGCTGGAAATAGTATATTCATTCAAGGAGATGCTACTAAAGGAATACCTGATAGATTAGCTGGATATCCTATTCGATGGACTTTCCGAGTCCCAACTGCAGGAACTCAGGGAGATATATCTTTGGTTGACCGTTCTTACTATTTAATCAAGGATGGGTTTGGACCCGCTTTTGATTTTAGTAAGCATGTATATTTCTTAAAAAATCAGAGCGTATTGAAGATGTTTAACAACGTTGATGGACAGCCCTGGTTAAGCGGAAGTATTACCGCTGAAGATGGTTCTACTGAAGTCTCTCCATTTGTAGGATTGACCACCAAATTAGCCTAAGAATAAAAAATAGCAGGGGAGTAATTCCCCTGCTCTGAAATATTTTTAGAAAGGAGTTGATAGTAATGAGAGATTTAGCTGAAAATATTGCAATTTTAGATGCTATAAGAGCCCAATCTATTGCAGTTGGCGAGGTAAATGCCAGAGCAAATGGGGATCATGATACTGCTGGGGAAATTGACCTGGCTGATTATGGTTATCCCAGAAAGATTTTAGTTTGTGTTAGTGTAGGTGATGTAGGAACAGGTGGAACTTTAGACATTGATATAGAAAGTGGAGATACCAGTGGAAGCCTAACTAATACCGATTATAGCTTCGACCAGATAGATGCTGTTGGTGATGTGGTATATGAATACACCCCAACCAGAAGATATATCAATATTGAAGCAATTGCGGGCACGGACGCAGTGGTAGCTAGCGTAACTTTAGTAATGGAGCATTGCCGTTTTGGTAGCAGAGGTTCTGACTAAGCAAAAATAAGGGGAGGTCTTAATTGACTTCCCCTTCTGAAAGGAGAGTAATTTATGCGTGTTCTAATTAGCCGGAGCTTTTATTACGAGAAAGAAGACCAAATTTTTGTTAAAGGGAAAAGTTATTCTGTCAATAACGAATTAGCTCAATGGATAGTGCGAAAGAGATTGGGAGAGATTATTCCCGTAGTTAAAGAAAATAAGAAGATAAAAAATATACCAAAAGCACCGGTAGACAAAATGATAAAAAAGAGTAGTAAGAAATAAGGAAGTGATAAAATGGCTGTAGACCAGCATGCTTTAACATCATTAGCTAATGCCTTAGAAAAATTAGGGCTTACTTCTGATGGGGGTAGCCAGGATGCTTATATTGAGAATATTATTAACCGTGTATCTGACTTTATAGAAAACTATTGTCATAGGAAATTTAAAGCAAGATTATACGTAAAAGAAAGATATGATGGAAAGGGTCAGACAATATTGTATTTCAATCAATATCCCGTATTGGCAATTAATTTAGATGAGTTAATTTGGAATGCTACAGCTAAAACAGTTACCAGAGATGATGGTGGATCTTTTGTTGATGATGGCTTCAAGGCTGGTGATAAAGTATTGGTTCAGAACTCTAACTTGAATAGTGGATTGCTAACCATTGCCACTGAAGGAGTTGCTACTAATACTTTGACCTTTGAAGAAACTATTGTAGATGATACTGGAGATAACAATGTGAATATCTCCCGATTTAGGGAATTATGGATTAATGATGATAAAATTGATGAGGATGACTATGTAGTCTTCTCAGACCATCTTTATATTCCTGGTGGATTTTGTGAAGGTCACGGCAATATCAGAATAACTTATTACGCTGGATATGATACTATACCTGATGATTTAGAAGAAGCTTGTTTAAAATTGGTTCAATTGGTTTATGAGAAAAATACTAATGTTCAGTCAGAAAAACTGGGACCATATAGCGTAACTTATATTGACACAAAGGATATTCCTGTAGATGTCAAGACAACATTAGATGCATATAAAAAAGTGGTGATTTGATGGGGATAGAAAGATTTTTTAATAAAACTGTAACTCAAAAGAGAAAAGCATCGGCAACTGGTCAGGCGGTAGAGGCTTGGAGCGATGTATCTACTACGCTTAGATGTTGTATATATCCGATGAACCCAAGAGATGCCATTGCCTTTCAAGATACTTATTTTAGGGCAAATGTAACCCATAAAATGCATTGCTTAAGCAGTGAAGATATAAAAGTTGATGATAAGATAGTTTATGGTAATGATGAGTATTTAGTTAAGAAAGTAAATAGTTGGGGGAAATTTTTGGATATTTTTTTAAGTGAGGTTAAATAAATGAAAATTAAGACCGAAATAATTAATGGTAAGGAATTAGCCGAAAAATTTAGGAAAGCAGGGAAGACTGTTCAAGATAAGATTGATAAGGCTCTATTAAAGGCTGGTTTAACTGTAGAAAGGTCAGCTAAGATGATAGTTCACGTGGATACTGGAAGGTGTAGGGCTTCTATTGCTACTCGGTTAGTAACCGCTAACGCTCAGGTAGGAACCACAGTAGAATATGCACCTCATTTGGAAAAGCGATATCCTTTTTTAAAACCAGCACTTGAGAGCAATAAGGACAAAATAAAACAGATATTGCATAAAGGGTTATCCGATGCAATGAGTGACGTATTTAAGAAGGGATATACCAAAATATTCTAAAAGGAGTTAATAATGAGTCTATCAAATATCATTAGTAAAGTAATAGATTTAGTAAAGGTAGATACTAACTTGAAGGGAGTATATTTCGGCGACCAGATGGGATATTCTGATTACCCGGTAGCTTGCGTAGGAGCTCCTTCTTTGTTGGATGAAGATTTTCCGGTAATAGCTGGGCAAAGTATAAGAGATGAAAAATATACTGTAGAGATTGTGATATATGTAAAATTTGAAGATACTGAAGCTAATGCTAAATCAATTATTACCCTAACCGATACGATGAGGAATAACTTACGGGCAGATTTAAGTTTGGGGGGCTATGTATATATGGGTGAAATAGGTAACACTAAATTTGTCTTTGGAGCGAAGGGAGATATATTACTTCGAATTTCCGTTACTACTGTTGAATATACTAAGAGAATAGCTTAAGAGGAGGTAAATTACCTATGAAATTGAAATTTATTCGTAATAGCAAATTATGGATACCGAACTTGGGAGTTTATAACCCTGAGGAAATAATAGAAGTAACTGATAAGGTAGTGGCTAAAAAAATGTTAGCTACTGGTTATTTTGAAGAGATAAAAGAAAAAAAATTAAAATCTATAAAGGAAGGAGATGATAAATAATGGCTATAGGTGCAAGAGGTCATTTAGGCTTAGGAAAAGAAACTACTTGGGGAACGGAAGCAGCAGCAAACAGATATTTACCAATAATATCAGAAAGTATTACCACTGATATTGAACAGATTATATCAGGAGCACAAAGAGGTATAATTGATGAACCAGCAAGTTATTCTGGGCTAAAAACCCATGCTGGGGATATAGTCTTGGAAGTGCATCCGGTAAGCATAGGGGATATCTTACGGAGTGCACTTGATGAGCCTACATCAGCCGTATATGATAGCGGTCCTTTGGCTTATCAACACGAGTTTATACCCCGACAAGATGATTTTGCCACTGATTGTCCTGTATGTCCTTATACTATTGAGGTATATCGAGATAATGGAAATGCTTTTCAGTATAAAGGAGCTGTAGTTAATACCCTTAATTTCAGTTTTGGAGTAGATGAAAAAATACTGAAAGCTACCGCTGGAATAATAGCTAAGGAACAAGGAAGTATAACTAAAACCAGTCCATCTTTTGAAACTGAAAATCCCTTTACGTGGGAC